CACTAGGTAGCTCATACGTTGATTCACTCATCTATGTTTCTCCAGTTTTGACTATAATAATGTACAAATGGGCTGTTTAAGGCTGTTTTGACTAGTATTCTAGGCATAGTCCCAGTCATCTAGCTTGCGTAGGATCTTGTAGCCTATGATGTTTGGATCGCCATACGTTATCTGCGTGTGAGACCTCAATAACACCACCATCAGCCACCTTCTGATAGAACTCCACTAGCTGCGCTGCTGTGAATTTACTCATCTCTATACTCCAATTCATCCTGCATAAGATCCCGTACTTGAGGGTACATATTCTTCTGAGTATCCAGTACAGCCTGTAGGTGTCCATCAGACATATCAGCAATAGCTATGTAAAACAGAGGTTGATCTCCCGATATTCCATAGGTTCCCCATGTGACGAACTTACGTAGATCATCATGAGAATCATCTTCCGTCAGGGTTAGGTCGGTTTCGGGTGCATTCCTGTTAATCATGCGCCTTGAATAGTCTAAGCCGCCATCAACGATGTACACCCAACCATTAGCATCCTCATACTCCTTGTAGTCGTGTCGTGTTTTTGATTCTAATATGGTGCCATCAGGGGTCTGTAGAGCATTACGTAGTATTCGCGTCATCTTAGGCTTCTCCTTATATCTATCTTTACTACACACCATGCCAAAATATTGTGCATCTCGGTGTACACCATTGGTTACAGGGATACCTCTGATACATCCATCACATTGGTTGTTCATCGCATCACGTCCTTGATCAAGACATGACGTCGTGTGTTTATGGCCTCTTGCAGATTGTGCTCGTCGATGACAAGGTCACACTCTTCGAGGCTATGGCCCACTAACTTGGCACACTCTTCAATGGGCACTGCCAATGCGCGTAGGTTAACGAACCGCCGTATCACCTTTTTGTGCCATATCTTAAGAGGCTCTGGTGGCGTGGGGGCAGCAATATTGCTCGTAAATACTAAGGGTATCTTAGGAGTGAATACGATGCTCATTGGAACCAGATCCATGTGCCATGTGCCCATGCGACTGGGAACATAATGGCTCCTGCGATAAGGAATCCCCATGCTTCTTCGGTGAAGCAGGTGATGACGTGAGTTAGCCATGCGGCTACTAGCCATATCCCTATTAGTGACTGAAATAATCCACTCATGCTGCCTCCTCCGGCTCTTCGAGTTCATCGATCTTCGCTTGGAAGGCGTCAGCTTTGATGCCGTAAAAGCCAAGGTAGTTGGCGTTCGCTTTTTCCTTCGCTTTTAGGTAGAAGTCACGTTCGATTGTATATTTATTGACCAGTTTGGCCTTGGCGAGCTTCTCTTTTAATGTCATTTCAATACTTCCTGGTCTTTGTCCAGTGGCCATGGGAACCATAGCCCACAATCAGCGCAGTATTTGATGTACTGCGAGCGTATTAGTCCTAAAACGGTGCTGTTGCACCTTGGGCAATGCTTCGTTGTCATTCTGTCGACTCAATCTCGTCGAAGAGGGCGTTTGCACACCTCGAAGCGGTTTCTGCCAGTTGTGCAGGGGTCACAGTAACTGTTTTTTTGGAGAGTAATGCGGCCATCATTGTGATAACAACGTGCTCATATACAGTTAACGTTGAGGCGGGGCGGTTTACTAGGTCTTCCATTTCATATCTCCTGGTTAGGTGCGTCACTGAACGCTGGGTGTGGCTCGTAGTCGCTGCTGTCCATTACGGCACAGAGTGACCGGACAAGGACCTCTTCCTTCTCGTAGAGGCTCTCGTAGTAGTTCTTAGCTTCGGCGTGGTCATCGAACACCGTCCAGCGATCGACGACCGTTGTGGTGAAGCCGCCTTTAGTTGCGGCAGGCCTGCCGATAGCACAGCATACGATCCAGTTGCGATTACTCATGGTGTCTCTCCATCTCGCTCCATGTTTTCTGCAAGAGCTGGTTTAATGTGGTGGATAGAGCCTTTAAGTCGACCAGTGAACACCGAGCCGCGATAGAATCGTCTGGCTTGGGGGTATTCTCACGTATGTATTTAAGTTCCCGAGCTCTGATGATGGTTTCTTCAACAGTTTCGTCAGGCATCTTGTGGACAACCTGCTTTAGTGAGTACTTGTTGAGGAAATCAATCAATCCTTGCTTGTCTGTAGGGACCTCAAACTGATCTATTGATCCAAACGCAGCCTTGGCGTCGGCTTGGGTACCACGCCACTGTGTTCTGTCTTCATTTACATATAGTTTCATGATATCCCTCCATGGGGCTGTGTTTAGTGATATTCAGCGATGGCCAACGCCAATGCGCGTTGTTCAAGGCGCTTTTCTATGGCAATGCGCGCTGTATTCGCTGCATACATCCTGTCTTTGGTCATCTCTGCGTTGGCTTTCGCTATTCGCAGCTGTGCAGCAGCCTCATCGTAGACACCGTCCACTAACCAATGGGCATCGACGCCCTTGAAGGGGTCAAAAGGATCGTTTTTCTTGGTTTTGAACGGTTCGGTGGGGTACATTAGTGCCATAATTGCTCCAGGATTGCTTCGTGCACGCCTTCATCGTCCAATAGGCTCATGTCGCCGCCTTTATCACGGCACACTGCCGCTGCACTAAGTACATTAAAGATGCATTCACCGTCACCGCCGGGGTCCACTGAGTCGTGGCTCATGTCGGCGGGCCAACCTGGGTCAAAGTTGGTGATGTCTACGTCAACGAGCCAATCACCTACTACAACTGTGTGTGTACCTACAATATCCATGGTGTTCTCCGTTATGCTGCTACGTTATTTCGTGCCAGGTCATACATGTCGGCCTGGTTGCGTACAAAAAAATGCTCAATATCGACAGGGACATCTTTAGTGAGCAATGCCCAGCGTCCGTTGCGCTTCTCGACGGCCCACAATGGGGCCTTTTCTCTCCGAGCGCTGATGATCATGGTGTCGATACGATGGTCTGGTAGGTTTTGGGCCTTGGCCCATGCTCGTAGTGCTGGGTAGGCCCAGCTGTTACGTTTTTGGTGACTTAGCATGCTTATGCTCCCTGCTTATACTTAGTGAGTGGTTATAATAAGCCTAGCTTATATAATAGGTCAAGACTTATTCGTACCTTAATATGTGTTTAAGTTCTTCAATAGACTTGCCTGTGAGTTTCACTAGCTTGTCCACTTCGGATTCTTCCTGATGGACATCGAGGCGAATTAACCTGTACGCTGTGCGTAGTTCGTGGAGCTCGGCCATTGCTATGGTTAAACTGCATTTGGCTTCCTCAGCACTGGTGTATGCGTCCTCCGCACTACTGATAACGCTATCGATTTCATCGCTCATGGCGCCTTGTGACGTTTCCAGCTCCTCGAGCTTCTCATGCATCTCCAAGAAGTTAGTCCTGGACTCTTCGTTCATTACATACTTGTTCATGTGATTCTCCTTAATACTGCTCTGACAATGCTTGATAGTCTGTGTTAACCAAGTAGGCATCATTACCTACCTTGCTCACAAACCCTCGTTTGATTGCCTCGTTTAATAACTGGTCCTCATCCAACTCGAAATTGAATGAGGGCGCTTGCGATGTCCATAGTTCCTTGCTAGTGACTACGGTGACGAATTGCTCTAACATACTATGCTCCTTGCCCAATGGGCGTTGCTCAATGTCACAAATGCGACATGCTGGGGCAGTGGGGCAGCAGTATTTTGGGATTTGCTGGACCAGCTGCGTTTACCATCACTTACGTGAATAGTTAATGAGTTATGTATACATTATATCGTATAAAGGTCGGTTTGCTGGGGCAGCAAATGGCTTGCTGGGGCAGCAAATGGCCTTGAAAAATGATCGCTGTGCATTTGCTGCCCCGGGCAAAAAAGAGATTTAGGCCCTGCTATCAAAGGGCTAGAGAGCAAGTATCACTTTTGCTGGGGCAGGAGCGTTTTTATCACTTTTTCTGATGGACCGGCTTGAAAGTCAAGTGGCTCTAAGGCTAACCTAATATTAGTTTCCAGTAATGTATATAAAAGCTAGTTACTATTGGGGAGTGTTTTTATCAAATGTGTAACTATGTAGACAGCACTAAGGCTGTAGGGCGTTTTTGGCGTCTTTTTGCCTCTTCTCAACAACGTCGATTTTGTAAGTAAACAGGTCTAAATGCGACATCATGCAGCAGCGCCCGCTGAGCGTTGATCATTGCCCCAGAACGTTGATTATCGCCCCCGAACATTGCCCATTGTCCGACGTCCCTTGGGCTTGCTACCGAGACATAAAAAAAGGGCCTATTGGCCCCTTTCAGTGTGCCTCGGCTTTAGACGAGGTGCGCTGTGGTCTTTGCAATCTTGTGCAGTTGCACCACGACTTCGTCCTTCGCGCGGTTCTGGTTGAACTTTGCTTCAGTGCGCATCAGATTCTCTGAACGGCGACGCTTCATATCGTGCTCTTTAGCAACGTACATGGCGTAACGCTCATCGCGCGAGGTCGTTGGCTCAAAGCCAAACTGTTGGTTGAGCATGACCAGATCACTTAGCGCCTTGCTGTAACGCTCGGCTGCGTTGGTGATGGCATCGAACGCCATTTCGTTCACCTGGATCTTGTTCTGATCGGTGTCACTGTGCACGGTACTCTGAACGCCGGAAGCGTCTTGTGTACCATATACAGCGCCCGTCGAACGGATCTGCACCAGCTGCTCTGGACTGTTGGCAATGGTCTGCGCGCAGTACTTGAGCGACTTCTGGTTAGAGTCGTTGGCTAAGCCGTACTCGTTGCCGAACATCTGCTCAAAGCTCGCAGGCTTTTGGAACGCTGCGACGTTAGCCCAGTTGGCGATTTGGCCCAGCTGGCTTACCGCCCGCTCTGCCAAAAAGTCGATCTGCTCTTGCAGGTAAGTGTGAAGACCCTCTGTTAGTTCGAAGGTCGCGATTGCTGCTACTTTAGTGGCTACTTTAGTCATGGGATACATCCTTTAGTTGATTTGCCCGACGTTGGGCGTTAGCGCGCACGAATTCGTTACGCGTTTGTGTTGGGCTGTCGGCTTGCAGCTCGATGTCCCAACGGTACTCATCACGGCTTTCTGCCGCGAGTAACTGCTCAAGAGGGTCGTTGCCCCCTGTACTTGGTACGATGTCGTACATGTCAAATCCTCCTATAGGTTAATTGACACAAGAATAGGACGAACTCACAACGTGCCTTGGCGCGTTGTGAGATGCCCTTTAACTTCATCGACGCTGTGCTCTGTTAGCACGCACACGCTCATGCACCGTTGGCTTATGTTCTGCCTGGTCTATTAGGACAATGGCAAAGACTACGCAGAAGCAGCCATAGATCACTGCAGTACGAGCGTCGAGCAAGGCTAAGATGCCCGTAAGGACAGCGATCAATGTGTAGACGAATAACTTCATGCGACGGTTCATAGCATCTTCCTCCATGCACGTACGGCCAACCACACGGTGACCTTGTTAAAGTAATGAGCCACTCGCTCTAGCACTAGCAAGGTGATGATGAGCAACAGGCCGAAGCCTTGCATGTACACCAATGCAATGATCATGATGCCAAGTGTGATGGCAATGATAAGAACAGAGCGGAAGGTAAAGTTTAAGCAGCCAGCAAGTAGGTAATTCATAGGGAATAATCCTTTAGTTAACGTCGTAAGTGACACAAGACACGACGAACGCGGCGAGCGGAGCGAGGAGCGAAAAAAGGAAATGCAAAACAGGCAAAGCAGTAAATCCCAGCGGAGCAGGGAGAAAAGAGCTAAAAACCGGTAGGGGTCCCTAGAGTCGAAAACTGAAAACAAGGTTCCAATATCGGAATCGGGGAAAGGGGTACGCTGTGGGAAAGAGTCCCAAACCCCCCGCGCCGACCATGGAGCAGATATAAATGTAAATTAATTTTTTAAATTTCACATTCGTGGTACTATAAGCACTGCTAATATATATTTAGGTGTCCGCTTGGAAAGCGCTAAAAGACGATTGCAACGGAGTGAGAGCGCACAAAGGCGTTATTACAGCGAGTCTGGTAGGCCAAAAGAGATATTCTATTGCGCCAGAAAGCGAGCAAGGAACAAGGGACTCCCATTTACGATCACGATAGAGTGGGTCGTAGCAAGGATCGCTGAGCAGAGCCATAGGTGCTTGAAAACAGGTATACCGTTCGATTACGAGAAAGATGAGCGGTACAAGAAGCACCCATATTCACCGAGCTTAGACAGAATCGACAACGAGCAAGGTTATACGCCCGAGAATACGCGGCTAGTGTGTACCATGTACAACTACTGCAGGAATGTTGCTAGAGATGAAGACGTTGAGTTTTTCGCATGGCAGTTGTTTCAACATAAATTCGGCAAAAGACCGGACTAATATATAAGCAGTGCTTATAGGCCTAAAGAGTATGGAAATTCCAGAAGATGCCTTTGAAGAAGGGCAAGCAGTCATTCCGAAGCTGACGAAGCAGCAAGAGCAGTTTGTGCGGTACTACTTGCTGGGGTATACGACCACTGAAGCGGGCAAACAGGCAGGGTACTCGCAGGCGAACTCATCGAAGTTGGTGAATAACGCCGTGATCCAACGCACGTTGACCTATTTTCGGGAAAAAGAGTTCGATCGCATTGCGGTCACCCGTGAAAGTATCACGAAGTTGTTTTTTGAGGCCCACAGAAAGAGTGGGACTGCTACAGAAGAAGTCGCTGCGCTTAGAGAGATCGCCAGAATGCATGGCCTTTACGAGCCACAACGTATTCAGACCATTAGCGTGAATATTAACTCTGAGCGGCACATTGAAGCGGCGACAGATGCAGATTTACTGAAGCTGGCAGGGTTGGGTGATACCCATTTTAACCCTGAATCAACGATCGATGGCGAATTCGAGGAAGTGGAGGCTGGTAATGGTAGAAAAGGACACTAAGAAGTGCTCGTTTTGTAACGAAGAGAGGCCAATGACCCTCTACGATCCAGCGAGTGCCCCTACAGTGTGCTCCAAGTGTAAGAACCTTGGCCAGCAACGTGCCTTTGAAGCGATCATCAGCGACCCAGTACGTCATAAAGCGTTCTTGAAAGAGAAAGAAAACGAGCATAAGGCCAGAGCGGCCCATGCGAATGAATTACTACACAATAGACGCCTAAAACAGTCGGAACGAGACACGTTGGAAAAGCAAGACTTAGGAAAAACGCCAGATTACACCGACGAGAACGGTGTTTTTGACTCGAAGATGGCGGCCCAAGCTGAATTAGCGAAGCGCGAGCTGGCTCGGAGGCACCTATTGCCCTTCGTTCAACGCTTCAGCGAGCAATATATTCCGGGTTGGGTGCATAAAGACATTTGCCTACGCCTAGAGAAGTTCTCGGACGACGTTGCTGACAAGAAATCCCCTCGATTAATGCTATTTATGCCGCCTAGACACGGTAAAAGCGAATTAGCGTCGAAAAACTTTCCAGCATGGCACCTTGGGCGTTACCCAAATCACGAATTCATCGCCTGTTCCTACTCTGGCTCGTTAGCCATGGGGTTCTCGCGCAAAGTGCGTGGTCTGTTGCGTGATACGCAATACCATTCGCTGTTTGAAACCCGATTAGACCCCGAATCACAGTCCGCTGAGCAGTGGCTAACGACCAAAGGTGGTGGTTATGTGGCTGCAGGTGTGGGTGGACCGATCACCGGTAAGGGCGCGCACATATTGGTCATCGATGACCCCGTAAAAAACCGTGAACAAGCCGAATCAGAGACCGCTCGCCAAACGGCGAAGGACTGGTACACCTCAACGGCCTATACGCGACTTGCACCGGGCGGTGGCGTACTGGTTATCCTGACCCGTTGGCACGATGACGACCTTGCGGGTTGGTTATTGGAGCAGGAAAAGGACGGTGGAGACAGTTGGGAGGTGATCAAGTACCCAGCGATCGCCGAAGAAGACGAAAAGTACCGTAAAAAGTACGAACCGCTGCACCCAGCACGTTATGACGCTGAAGCATTGCTCCGAATTCAGAAGGCGGTAGGCCCAAGAGACTGGTCGGCTCTGTATCAGCAGAACCCTGTGGCCGACGAGGGTGATTATTTCAAAGTAGACATGTTCAAGTACTACCGCGAGAACCAACTCAATAGTAAAAAGCTCAAAATCTACTGCGCATGGGACCTTGCCATTGGTAAAGCAGACCGAAATGACTTCTCAGTAGGGGTCGTGGTGGGTGTGGACCAAGAAGACAAGATGTATGTCATGCACGTTGAGCGTGGTAAGTGGGACGGTTACGAATTAGTAGAGAAAATACTCGATGTTTACGAAGAATACCAACCGTCGATCGTTGGCATTGAGCGTGGACACATTGAAATGGCCCTTGGACCCTTCCTAAAGAAGCGGATCGCAGAGCGTGGCCTGTATGAGATGTACCTAATGGAGTTGAAGACAGGTCGAAGAGATAAAGAAGCGCGTGCCCGAGCGATTCAGGGACGTATGCAGCAAGGGATGGTGTTTTTCCCCAAGTTTGAACTGTGGAACGCTGGGCTTATGGCCGAGATGTTGCGTTTCCCGAACGGTGTACATGATGACCAAGTCGATGGTTTGGCTTGGATCGGTTTAATGATGTCCGAAATGTCCGTCGTAATAGATAAGAAAATAATTGAAGAGTCTTGGCGAGATAAGCTCCCCGGACTGATGGCCCCTAACCGCAGTAAAACAGCGATGAGTGCATAGCTATGGCAAAGAAGACGAAAATCGATCCCCTTAAAGAAGGCAAGATCGTAGAAAACAACTGGGCCCGCTATGTGCGGGCAAGGGATGCGGGCCACCTCGACTACATTAAGACGGCGATCAAGTGCGACCGCTATTATCGTGGAGAGCAGTGGGACCAAACGGACATCGACGCATTAGATTCCGAAGGTCGCCCACATCTAACGATCAATACCATTTTGAGTACTGTCAATACCATACTGGGGGAGCAGTCCTCTAAGCGTGCGGATACACAGTTTAAGCCTCGACGTAACTCCTCGGATGAAGTTGCGGCAGTGCTCACCAAACTGTACATGCAGATCAGTGACAACAACCAATACGATTACTTGGAAAGCCAGGTTTTTGCAGACGGTGTGATTCAGGATCGTGGATACTTCGACATCCGCATGAACTTTGACGACCATATAGAAGGTGAGGTGCAGATCACAGCGGAAGATCCGTTGGACATCCTGCCTGATCCAGATGCCAAAGACTACGACCCAACCACATGGAACGAGGTCATCAAGACCAAATGGTTAAGCCTAGACGACATTGAGCAGCAGTATGGCCAAGAGAAAGCCGATCAGTTGCGTATGGTTGCCGAGAACGGTGAGCACCTTGGGCGTGATTCAATGGATTTAGCCGAACAGCGGGACGTGACCTATGGTGACGTAGGCGCAGCGGTACTCACCGGCGGTGAAGCAGACGACAAACAAAGCCTACGGGCAGTGCGCGTTGTTGAAAGGCAGCACCGTAAGTTGGTATTAACGCCTCATTTCGTTGATCCGAAGACCAAAGACATGCGTGTCGTGCCAGAATCGTGGGACGAAGAGCGTACTGAGCTATTTGCCCAGGAATTTGGCCTAGGAATGCTGAAGAAATTGGTGAAAAAGGTACGTTGGACCATCACAGCGGACAAAGTTGTCCTGCATGATGACTGGTCACCGTACAAAGACTTCACCATCGTGCCTTACTTCCCTTATTTTAGGCGCGGTAAGCCATTTGGCATGGTTCGCAACCTACTTTCACCTCAAGAACAGCTAAACAAGATCTCGTCACAAGAGTTGCACATCGTTAACACGACTGCGAACAGTGGCTGGGTCGTAGAAACAGGCTCATTGAGTGGTATGACATCGGATGATCTCCAAGAACGGGGTGCTCAGACCGGTTTAGTGCTGGAATTTAACCGTGGTTCACAGCCACCGCAGAAGATTTCTCCGAACCAGATCCCAACGGGTCTTGATCGTATTGGTCAGAAAGCGGCAAACAACATCAAAGAGATCTCAGGCGTATCTGATGCGATGCTTGGTCAGGATAGTCCTGAAGTATCAGGCGTTGCTATCCAGGCGAAACAGAACCGTGGACAGATTCAGATCCAGGTTCCTTTAGACAACCTTGCCAAAACGCGACATTTCGTTGCGAAGAACATCCTGTGCTTAGTGCAGTCGTTCTACAGTGAGGAGCGAGTCATTCAAATCACCCGAGATGAAGACCCACTAAAGCCTCGCGAAGAGATCGTGTTGAATCAAATGACGGCAGAAGGCGAAGTGGTTAACGATATGACCGTTGGTGAATACGACGTTATTATTTCAACCATGCCTGCACGCGACACATTTGACGAGTCACAATTTGCAGAAGCATTGCAGTTGCGCCAAGTGGGCATCGCCATTCCGGACGACGCCATCATCGAATACTCACATCTACAGCGTAAAGGTGAGTTGGCCAAGCGTATCCGCATGTTAACCGGTGTTGAACAGTCGCCTGAACAGCAAGAAGCTGCACAGATGCAACAGCAGATTCAGATGGAACAGGTGAAGTTGGAACTACAGAAGCTGCAAGCAGAAGCAGCTAACCTTCAAGCCCAAGCACAACTTGCCGCAGCCAAGGCAGCTGACATACAAACCACTCCTGAAAAAGAGATGGCCGAGCTACAGGCACGTATGGATCTGAAGCGCCAAGAACTCGATGTACGTATGCAATTGGCTGAGTTGTCCGCAACTCAAAAAGAGCAAGCCTCTGAAACCCAGTCGACCACCAAAATCGCAGCAGAAATACTACGACTTGGTGTCCAGCAAGAGTACAAGAAACCGAAAGACGTAGTACTTTAACTTTAACCTAACGGAGGCCCTATGCCTAAACAAAAAACAAGTGCCAATTTAGAGCACGATGACAGTGAACAAGGTTACGATCAATTTGCAGGCGGTGACGCCCGTGAAGAAATGGATACAACCAACGTGGACCGTGGTGATAATCCAGAAGCCGTAGCTGAAGAAACCGAAGAAGAGGTCGTTGAAGCGGTCGCTGAAGAAGTGGTTGAGGAAGCCGAGGAAGAGCCAGCTGCAGAAGCTGCTGAGGAAGTCCTGGGCGAGCCTGAGAGCGACGAACTTGAAGAAGAGGAACTCGTAGAAGAGGTAGAGGAAGAGGCCGTTAAAGCGGACGAGAAGGCGCACATGGTGCCTAAGTCTCGCATGGACGAAGAGATTGCTCGTCGCCGTCAACTCGAAGATCGTCTTGCTAAATTAGAAGACGATGCAAAGCCTCAAGCAGCGCCAGAACCTGAATTCGATTTCGACAGTAAAGAAGCTGAATACATGGAAGCGGTGTTGGATGGCGAGACGGATAAAGCTAAAGCGGTTCGTAAAGAAATCCGTGACGAAGAACGAAAAGCGATGGCTAGCGAATTACGCAAAGACATCCATAATACAACTAATGTGACGAAGCAGCAGTTGGATTTGGACTCAGCCGTAGCCGATATGATGTCCTCATATCCGGTGCTCGACACGAACAGTGAGGACGCTGATCAAACGTTGATCGCTGAAGCTAACGAACTGATGGGGATGTATGCAAACACAGGCATGGCATCAGCTGATGCACTACGTAAAGCGGTCCGAATGACGCTAGCATCAAACATGCCTGAGTTGTTACAGCCTCGAGCCGTTGACAAGCCTGCGCCCAAAAAGCGAACGACTGACGTGAAGCAAAAGTTGGAAGCTGCTAGCAAACAGCCTGCGAAGCTTGCAGGGGAGAGTGCAGTAACCCGTGGTGAAGATGTGATTAACATTGGCACCATGACCGATAATGACTTCGACAAGTTGTCGGATGCTCAGATGAAGCGGTTGCGTGGTGACTTCGGTTAATGCGCGAAGAAATCGAAGCTGCCTACTGTGTCGAATACCCAGAGCTAGTGTTCTTTGACGGGTTGGACAGTGCAATTATCGGTGTGAGCTTGCTCGCGAGTGGTGACCCTAGGGTTGCCTACTCAGCGAGTAAACTTATCGAAGCACTCGTCGAAAACGGCATGGATCATGCGGAGGCCCAGGAGTTTATGGAATACAACATCGAAGGGATGTACATGGGTGAATTCACGCCCTCGGTGGTCGATGACCTGTTTTAAATGGCCTATAATTTCCCTTAGTTTATAAGCTGTGCTAATATATGTACACAGGCTCGTCTTGCAGTACGACAACTGCCCAAGCCTATTAAATCGAAGGCCGTACGACACACGGTAGCTTTCGCCCAGCTTATAAAGGCCATGAGTTCGTCCCTCTCTAAAAGGTCGCTATTTCGTTCGGGCACGACACGTCCAACAGCATGCAGTGGTTGTCGCCCCTGCCTGATTAATGGCGACGTTTATAAGCAGTACTTATAATTTATTTTAATCTTATACATAGGTGAACTATCATGGCATTAACTAATTTTGCCGCTCTAACTTCAGAGCAAAAGACCGTATGGTCTCGCGATTTCTGGCACGCCGCCCGAAATGCTTCCTTCATTAACCAATTTGCTGGTACTGGCTCTAACGCTATGGTCCAGTCTGTTAACGACCTAACCAAAAGTGAAAAGGGCGCACGCGCTGTTTTAACTTTGCTAGCTGACTTGTCTGGCGACGGTGTGGTAGGTGACTACACTCTAGAAGGCAACGAAGAAGCTTTATCTAGCTCTGACATCGTTGTTCGTATCGACCAGATGCGT